ATCTTGACTGCCCGTAGTACCTGCTTTAGCCCAAATGTAACTGCCACCGCTTGCTGAGTAACCAATTTGTCCAGCAAAACTCGGACTAGCAGTTGTTCTTAAAATTAAACGCCCTGTAGTCTCTAAATTAGTTCCATCAAAAGTAAGCGCAGAGCCAGTAGCCAATGCACTAGAACTAGATGCGTACACCACACCGCCTGATGTAAATGATGTTAGGTTTGTACCGCCATTTGCAGTTGGTAGTGTTCCTGTCACTCCAGTTGTTAGGGGTAGGCCAGTTACTGATGTTAAAGTGCCACCAGAGGGTGTGCCCAAAGCACCATTGAACAATACTGGCGCACCCGCAGAGCCTGTATTAACCGCTAGAGCAGTAGCAATACCAGTACCCAAACCAGACACACCTGTGCTAATTGGCAGACCCGTAGCTGATGTCAGCACTAAAGTAGTGGGTGTTCCTAAATTAGGAGTTGTTAATGTTGGGCTTGTTAGTGTCTTGTTTGTAAGAGTCTCTGTGCCAGCCAAAGTTGCTAAAGTTCCCGTTGTGGGAAATGTGACGTTTGTTGTGCCTGTCAGAGTTCTTGTGTAAGCAAAGTTTCCAGAACCCGTCACAGTCATTGCCGCATTGTTTGATACGCCTGTACCGCCATTAGCAGCACCTAAAGTTCCAGTGATGTCAGCAGTAGAAAGGCTTACAGCATCCCAAGAAGCATTCGTTCCATCAGTCTGAAGATACTTGCTTGAGTTACCTGTTTGGCTTGGCAAAAGGTTGTTTAGACCACCAGCCGCAGTAGAAGCACCAGTTCCTCCGTCTGCTACCGCCAAATCTGTAATACCTGTGATTGATCCACCCGTGATTGACACGCTAGAGGATGTGATCGGGCCAGAAACACCCGCTGTTGCCGTTACAGCACCCGTCAAAGTGGATGTGCCTGTCACCGCCAAAGTGGTACTTGCAGTGATTGCTTTAGCCGCCAAGGTAGTGTTATTGACTGTGGCAGTTCCTGTAGCCGCACCAAGGTTCAAAGCAGTAGCCGCACCACCAAGATTTAAAGTTGTTGAGACAGTGTTAAATGCCGCTTGAGTAACCGCACCAACCAACGCACCCGCTAGAGTTGTTGTGCCAGATGCCGCTAGGGTTGTGAACGAACCTGTTGCGGGAGTGGTTGCACCAACAGTTGCACCATCGATTGCACCACCAGTAATTGCGGCAGCAGAGTTATCTGTCTTAGTCGCAATGGCAGTAGCAATGTTGTTGTACTCAGTATCAATCTCAGTACCTCGCACGACCTTGAGTGGATCACCAGGCGTGAGGTTATCTTTAGTCGCAAAGTTGGTACTTTTTGTGTAATTACTCATGATATTTTCCCGTTCTTAGATTGAATTTCAATCTTCTGAATTGACAGTTGAGTGCCGTTGATAGTGGTTTCGTAACCTGTTTGAACAATTTTACCCGCACCAGAAGCATTTACATCTAGTGTCTTAATCAAGAGTCCACCCGAGTATTCTGCTACTCCGTACTCAGCAAGGCCGTACTCATAGTTTTGTTGAGTAGGGATAAAAGCATTGCCTGACAAATAGTTGGCAGCAAAGTCAAAGCCCCACTTGATCGTCACAAACTGGTTAGAGCCACCAATGATGATGGCCTTGATTCGTTTGAGAATAGAAATCTGATTCTCATTACCAAGGTCTGCATGGTTGGTGAAGTAGCTTAATCGGTAAGTAGAAGTGTTATCTAAGAAACTTCCATACTTGCCAATAAAGCCACTCTTACCAATATACAGATCACCATTCCTGAGTGAGTACAACGAAGTAGGAGTAATAGAGTCCCACTTGGTTACCCTAAAAGCACCATCTTGCAATTGCATCTTTGTATCAAAGCAGAAGACTTGACCTGTTACTGGTAGGGTCAACAAGTAAAAGGCATTCTTCTCTGAGTAAACAGACTTCAGATTAGCCAAAGTCTCTACTGCTAAAGATGAAATAAGGTCAGAACGAACATTCTTAGACAAGTCTCTAAGTGGTGCAGACTTCTCTTGAATAGTCCTCATCAAAGAACGAATACCTGAGTCTGACAAGAAAATCACATCAGTACCAATTGACTGAATAGTGTCCCTAGCAATACACCCAATAGAGCCTACTGTGTCTGACAGAACCAAGGATGCGGGAGTAGAAGCACCTGAGTAAACAAGAATCTGTCGTTTACCAAAGATGAAAAAGAAATCATTGTGAGCCGCTAGACCCATGATCTCGTCAGCACCATTAGGCCAAACCCTAGAAACATCCAATGTTCCTGAAGTACCACCAGACCATACATGACCCGCAATCAGGTCAGAAAAGGTAATAGTGACCTTATCTGTAGATGTATTAGCCACCCACAAACGACCAAATGCTGAGATAGCAATGTTGGCTAAAGGAACAGTTCCTACATAGCCTGACTTCTCAGATACCCGTCTAAATGTCGTTGTGCTGACAGCGGGGTCAAATATTAGTGGATCGTGACCAGTTTGGAAGAAATAAGCAATGCCATTCAAAGATGCACATTGCCAATTAGATGCCGTGATAGTAGGAGCAGAACCACCACCACCATAGGTCAACTCAGTCACTGCGTTAGAAGTACCAAGTTTGAATAGCTTGTTGTTTCCCGCAAACAGAACAGTCAAAGTGCCATCAGTTTGGACTAATTCATGGATTACACCCACATTGTTAGAGCCTAGATTACCTGATGAAGCGTTTACAAGTGTAAAACCTTTACGTGCGCCAATACGACCAAATTGGTCAATCACACAATTAGACGCAGTTAAAGCAAAGCCAGAAGATAAATCTAAAGGCGAGTCTTGCGTGTTCAGGCCATAAAAGCCTGGTGCGCTAATGCTTTGACTTTGTAGAGGAGCAGACATTAGACCGCCACAAAGTTATCTTCAGGGTAACGAGTGCTTTCCAATGCAATAGCGTCAGATAGCATTCCACGGAACAAAGCATAAGCCTCATTAGAAGCAGTGCCTCCGTCCTCACCACGCTCAATCAACCCACGGGCATAGGCACTTTGAGTCACCAAATAGTCCAATACTTTGACTGAAGTGCCATCAGCAGACAGATTAGCTTGTGGGATAGTCAAATCAAACTTCAGCGTGTAAACACCATCAGGAACGGGAAACAGATCAATCTTTGTGTCGCCACTACCATCTACCCCGTTAAAGCAGAACTCTGAAGGAATAGACTGTGAAGGTGTACCAAAGTTCAACTTGCGGTTCATATCCGCAGTTGTAGTGTTGTCTAAAGTTATAACACTGGTAGTGTTGATAGCATCGTTAATACGAAACTTCTGACCCGCACCTGTCAAAGAATAAGAACTTGTGGCACTAACAGTAGTAACTGTGATTGTTTGAGATAAAACATTCCAGTTATAGGAATCTTCAATCTGACGTTTAGCATCATTGACAAACTTGCCAACCAATGCGGAATAGGCAGTTTCTGAGACTGTAGAAACATTAGTCTCACGCAATCGGGTGAGAACATCATTTACAAGTTCTAAGTAGGTCATGTTCTTTGTGCTCCCTGAACCTCAAATGTTGCAATAAAACTGAAGGAACTTGAGGCTTCAGTAGTAATTTGAAGCCTATCGCCTTCTTCTAAAACAATGTAAGCCACACCATCAAACTGTAGGTATTCTTTAGAAGTCAAATTGTAAGCAGTGAGAATATCTAAGGTAGTAGCCGCACTTGCGTCATACCACTGAACAGTAATGTGCTTAGTCGAGCCACCAGTATTGTGAATGTACATCACAGTAAACTTGGCGTAATAACCCGTAGGAACTGTAAAAACAGTTGTCAGCGTATTGGCTGTGGGGTTAAGTCCGACTGATACTGGCCTCATTTACTATTCCTCTTAGAGATCGCTTTAGCTTTAGCCTTTGCGTCTTCCTTGGACGTTGCGCCCCAAGCTCTAAGAGAAAGTAAAAGTCGGGTAGGCTTTCCATCTTTCATCTCAGCGCCAGGCATATTGCCCATTCGTGCTAAAAAGGATGCCC